TAGAGCAAATGCAAAAATGAAAATAACAGAAAAAGGAGGAATGCCTACAGAAAGTGTTTATAATTGTTGTTATTTAGTTGCAACTGAATTTACTTCAAAAAAGTATAAAACTGGATTATCTTGTGGGGCAATTATTATTTCTGAATCAGACTTTTTAAGAGGTATTAACTAAGTTTTAAAAAATTTTAATATACATTTGTATAATGAAGACACTTCAAGATAAGTTACAAGAAGATTTTTGCTCAAAGGCAATTACATATTATACAACTGCTAGATCAGGATGTATTAATGTTTCGCAAAGAGTAGGTAAAATTAAAATATCTTTACTAATATTAAATAAGTTATTTAAAAAAAGTCCTAAGATATTAATATCTTATCCTGATAACACTATTAAAGATAGTTGGATTAAAGATATGGTAAAATGGAGCTATTCTAATAATAACATTACATTTACAAATACATCTTCCTTAAAAAAATATACTGATGAAAAATTTGATATAGTTATATTTGATGAATGCCATTCTATGTCAGAAAATGAATATAATTTAGCAAAAGAAATATGTATAAATGCTAAATATATATTAGGATTAACAGGTACATTAAGTACGGAATCTGTATTTAATATAAAGGCATATCTTGGTATGGATATTATAGTTAAATATAGTACAGAACAAGCTATAAAAGATGGTATTTTAGCAAACTATCAAATAACAATACATCAAGTACCCTTAGATACTATTCAATTAAAAAAGAATAGTAAAGGAAAATTATTATCAGAAAAAACATTTTATGATAATTATACCTGGCAAATTAATTCACTTAAAAGACAAAATAAATCTTTTATGCATCTTGCCTTACATAGAAATAGATTAGTTAATCAATCAATAGCTAAAATAAATAAAATTAAAGAGTTATTAATAGATCAAACTAAAAGAACATTATGTTTTGTAGGATATGAAAATAATGCTAAACAATTACCATTTGAATTGATTTCTTCTAAAAAAGGAAAAGAATCTCTTGAAAAGTTTCATAATAAAGAAATAAATACATTAGTTGCTCTTTCAATGGGTAAAACAGGTGTGACTTATAATGAATTAGATAGGATTATTTTATCTGCATTTACGGGTAATCAAGAAGAAACAGCTCAAATAATTAGTAGGGCTATTTTAATGGATTATGGTGATAAAATAGCAGATATTCATATTATTACAACAGATGAAGAAGCTGAATTAAAAAAACTTAAAAAATCATTAGAACTTTTAGATCAAAATAAAATAAAATATATATGATACATTTCAAAATAAAACATAGGGTTATACCTAACTTTGATCAAGGATGGGGTAATGGATATGTTTTAATACCTAAAGGGCATGAATATTATGAAGTACATTATGATCAAATAGATGTTGATGTACATGGAGGATTAACTTATAGTGATTATATAACTAAAGATTTTTTAGATAGATCAGATTTACCAAAATCTGAAATAGATAAAATAGATTTAAACCATTGGTGGTGTATTGGATTTGATACTGCACATTATGGAGATAATGAATATAATTGTCCAGAATCATATGTAGAAAATCAATGTTTATACTTAAAAGAACAATTAAAAAATTCTAAAAAATTAAATATAATAATAAAAAAAACTTTAGAAAACTATGAGTAAACAAAGTCAATTAAAAATGGAACTTAATGAACTTTTTATTAAAAACAATCCTACAGATGAAGAAATTTGTAGGATTTTCTTTTTGGAAGAAGAATTAAGAGAATATGAAGAATTAGAGTTATATGGATATTCAGCAAATGTTTAAAAAAGCCCATGCTTTAATAGAAGATATTGAAAATGAATATAATGATGTTATAGCAGAGCAACAAAATCTTAATCAAACTATTGAAGATTTAAATCTAGAAATAAGTGGTTTAAATTTTATGGTAGATTTACATAATCAAGATGTATGTGATTATGAAGATAAAATAAAAATATTAGAAGAAGACCTTGCAGGTGTACGAGAAACAATAAGCTTTATACTGCTTAACAAACAGGAAACACCAAAAGCTTAATGTACTTTGTATATTTGCATTATAAATTAACAATTAAACAAACAACGAAACATTATGGCTTCAATTTTTGAACAACCAAAAGTAGACAATCCCTGTAAAAAGTACCTTAAATGGTCAAGCTTAGACGCTTGTTTTATGGAGTATGACAAAGAATCAGGGGAAAATGTAAAACATGAAAATTTAGAATTTACATGTATTAAAGACATGATAACTTTAAAAGGTTATAGTGAAAAAAATTCTTCTTCATTATGGGCTAATGAAGTGGAAAACCTAAAAACACAAAAGTTAAACATTTATTGTAAGGTAAATGATAACAAAACTATTTTATTATCTGGATTATATGCAGATATAAAAGCAGATGCAAAAGATTTAGGTGCTAAATATACACAATCTGTATATATTGCAGTTGATGTAAAAGGTGTAACTGAAATTTGGAATCTTCAAATGACAGGTAGTGGTAGAGAAGGTTGGTTTGACTTTACAAAAACTAATAAAGCATTTAATGGTGGTAAAGTAACTTTTACAGGATTTGAAAAAAGAGGTAAAACTAAAGCAGTTACATATAATGTACCTATGTTTTCATTAGGACCTAATGATAACCTTGAAAATGCTAAAATAGAAGGTAAAAAAGTAATGGATTATCTTAAATCTTATTTAACTGCATCTCAAACAATTCTTAAAGTTGAAGATGAATCTGAAATGGTTGAAACAACAGAAGAAGATAATGATGATTTACCGTTTTAATTAAAAAAACCTAAAAATAAAACCTCTCTATATTAGAGGGGTTTTTTTATGTAATTTATGAGTAGTATAGAAAAAAGAGGTGTAGCATATATAAATGATGTTACCATAGATTTATTAGAAGTGCTTAAAGATCTAAGTAACGGCATTACTTTAGGTTTTGGTAAATGTAAAAGAAAATTACAAACATTAGGATATATAGATGAACACTATAATATTACAAAAAAAGGTATTACATTATTAAAAAAATACGATGAAAATCAAGTTGTAAAAATTAATAATGTAAAAGAATTAAATTCACGGGAATTTTATAATAAACTTCATGAGAAATTAAAAGAAAAGATAAAAGAACTTACAGGCAAACCCAATAAAAAAATGCAAATCAATGGTAAGCCAACTTCATTTTCTTTTCTTTGTAGTCCCAAAGATCTTTATGAAAGAATGCAAATTCTTTTAAAAAAATATCCTGAAATAGATGATCCTACAATAGTAGAACATGTTTTACTTGAACATTGTCAACATAATTCCCCTATAATAGAATATTATATTTTAAAAACAGAACATGGTATTACAAAATCTAGATTATACACAGATTATTGTAGTACAGATAAGGATAGCTTATCACCAAAAAAACAAATTAATTTAACAATATATAACAAATAAATAAAATGCCAATATATAAATTTGAAGATTTTACTTCACAAATTATAGAAACAGAAGATATTGAAGATTCTCAAAAAGATAGAAACTTATCTAATGTATTTTGTCCCTCAAAAATAGATATTTCAAAAGAAATTCTTTCCATTGATTTTTTAAAATATATACAAACAGGTACTCCTAAAAATGGAGCAGAGTTTTTAAAAATTGTTTTAGAATATTTTGATGAAGTATTAGAAATTACTTCTATTCCAGAAATGCTTAATGTTATTTATTATCTTGGTGTTAATTTAGAAAAATTCTCCAGAATAATAATTTCATTTCATTATGAATTGGAAGACGGAAGACCAATTGAAGAAATAGAACAAGATTTAAATGATATTATTTTATTAAATGAAAATGAACGTAAAAATAGTAAAGGAACTAAAAGTAAAAAGAATAATTCAGACTCTACTATTGAGGAACTTATAGATAAGTTAAAAGGAGGTGGAGCAGAAGTTCACAAAACTGAAATGAGATTAGATTCAGATGATCCTATGTCTCAAATGTTTATGATGATGTTAATGAGTAAAATGATGAAAGGTAAAGATAAAAGAAAAGAAGAGGAGGACGATAATAATGAAGAATAAGTTATATAAAGGTATAGGTTTAGTTGAAAAAATAATAAATATAAACCCTACACTTGAAGAACTTACTGAAATGTATCCAGAATATACAGGGGAGAAATCTCCTGTATATTCAGGTATATATGAAGGTAATCAATGGTGTAAATTAGATTTTTATTTACAGGTAAAAGGTGCTGATATGCCTATTAAAATTACATATTTTTTATCTGATCAAACTGAATATACTAAAAATGGTAAAACATGGTATATCAATCAAATATGGGAAACAATGTCATCTCAAACTAAATCTGATCTTCCTGAATATTTTACAAAAGCTATAAAAAAAGGAACATTTCTTTTTAATTATACATATAGAGAAGCTTTTAAAGGAGAAAGTATTTTAATACCTTTTTTAAGATCTATTTTTAATGATTTATTTTTAGCAGGATCCAATAAATATAATGATAAATTTCAAATTAATATAGACCATACAGCATTATTTAACGGGGATACAATAAAGTTTATAAATGCTATCCTTAACAAAAAGTTTACACCTTTTTATTGTTATTTTTATAATGATGGAAGTGAAAATAAAATATATTCTTATGGAATGGATATTTATGATGGGGGTAAAAGTGCTATATATGATAGATTAAATTCTATTTATACAAGTAACTCCATTGATAAAGAAAGTGAAATGTATCAATGTATAAAAGGATATAAAGATCTTCCTTACTCTAAATTACTTAAAAAATTAATTAATGATGAGGAATGTGTAAATAATCAATTAGATATTGATAATGAATTACAATACGGATATATTACAGAGGAAAATAAAGAAATATTTAAATTTAATGAAAAAGTCACTTAGAGAATGGTATGAATATAAAGTCACTTAAAGAATGGTATAAATATCTTACAGAAGAAGAAAAACATAATATATTATTACTTTCTAAAAAATGCTCTAAAGATATTGATGGTACAATTTGTTATTCATTAGCTGATGCTATTATGGAATCAGGAGATTGGGATAAAGGTTTAAATTTACCTTTAATTACAGATAATTTTGTAAAAGAAAAATTAAATACATCTACTGTATATTTTCATGCATTATATAACAAATATTTACATAAATCTTTAGAAGAAATTATGCAGATGAATAATTATTATGTAAATTTAAATTTACTTATAAAAGAAACATTAAATAACATATGATAAAAACATATAAAGAAATATTATTAGAGGGAATGGAAAGAGCACAAAGGGGGGATATTCCATCCCTTCCTTTTAGCTTTCCATTATTATCTACAATAATTGACATAAGAAAAAAAGTATATAGTCTTATTTTTGCTGGTAGTGGTGTAGGTAAATCTACTTTAGTTCAAAATATGTTTATATTAGACCCTGTTGAACATGTAATAGAAGATGCAAGAAAAGGTACTAATAAATTTGATGTAAAAATTATTTACTTTAGCATGGAAAGAAGTAAAGAATTTACTTTATATAAATGGATGTGTAGAAAGATTTTTAGAGAAACAGGAGTTTTAATTACCCTTGATAAAATCTATAAAATGAAAGGTCAAAGTATGTCTGAACAAGAATTAAAAATATTTAATGCTTATTTATGGTATATGGATGATATTGAAAAATATGTAGATGTTATAGAAGGTAAACAAAATCCTGTATCCATAGATATTTATGTTAAAGACTATGCTAAAAAGAATGGAACAATCTTTAAAAAAGATGAATATCACAGTGAATACATTGAAAATAACCCTTCTTTAATTACCCTAATTATTATTGACCATCAATCATTAATAACTACCACTAAAGATTATCCAACTACAAAACAAGCAATTGATGCAGTTTCAGGTAATCTACAAAATTATCGTGACTTCTATCACTTTAGTCCTGTGATGGTAGCTCAAATGAATAGGGTATTAAGCGGATATATAAATTCAAAAAATAACAATGATTTATCTCCAGATCCTTCTCAAATTGCAGATAGTAGTACTCCAGAAAGAGATGCTGATTTAGTTATTAGTCTTTTTGAACCTATACGTTTTAAGACTAATTGTGACACTGGTCATGATGCAGATGAACTTGTAGATGGATTAATTAAAAGATATAGATCTTTTAAAATACATAAAAATAGTTATGGTGCAGATGAATTAAGTGTAGGGTTATGTTTATTCGGTGAAACAGGTGATTTTAAAGAATTACCCGGTGATAAAGAAATGAAAGACGGTAACTTATATCATTTATATAGAAGTGGAGAAGCTTTTAAAAACAAACAAAATTTATAGTAAAAAACAAATAAAAAATGGCACAATATTTTAAAACAGTGTTAGTAACACAAAAAGAACAAAAATGTATGGATCCTTTAGATTACATACAAGACAATTCAATGAATACTCTTTATACTTCAAAAAATACTTTTGTAAATACAGTAGAAAGAGAAATATTTGAAAATCCAACAAGTTTATCTTTTGTAGGAGAATATGCAGATATTTTAAGTGAAGATGATTTATTGGCATTTGAAAATAATAATCTATATACATTATGTGGACATAACATACCAAAAATACGTCCACGAGCTTCTAAAAAAGTTTTTAAATATATCATGAACAACAATACAAAACAATATATTGATAAAACTACTTTAGAAGTAAACCCTTTACCATTATTATGTTGTGAATACAATTATAATGATTATTCAGGGGAAGATTTACAATATGTAGGTGTATGGTCAAGACATACTGTTTGGACAACAAGTAATGATAAACATTTAAAAGGATTTACTCAATTATCTTTAAATTTTAGATAATGGATATATTTAGTCAAATGGAGAATGAATCTCCTATAATTGAAAAGGAATTAGTAAATAAACCTAATGAATATGATAAAACAGAAAGGGTTTTATTAATTGATGCTGATAGTTTATTATATACCGCAATATATAATCCTGATCCATTAGTAGAAGATGATTTAGAAGAATGTAAATTTAGATTAGATAATAAAATACAGGAAATACATAATAACATAGAATCATATTATAACATAGTTAAAACTATGTATTTTTTAGGGGGATCAAACAACTTTAGATATAAACTTTATCCTGAATATAAAGCCAATAGACCTAAAGAAAAACATCCTTTTATAGCTGAACTTAAAGAATATTTAAGTACTAAATATGAAGCTATATTAGCCCCTAATGGAGAAGCAGATGATATGTTATATAGTACATATTTAAAATGTAAAGATAATTGTTTGGTCAGTTCCATTGATAAAGATGTATTCTTTGCAACACCAGGATGTCCTCAATATAATTATAGAAGTTATAAAGAAGTATTAGGTACATTTTCTAGTATTACAGAAGAAGAATCTAGATTAGCTATTGCAACCCAGGTATTAATGGGAGATAATGTTGATAATATTAAAGGTTGTCCAAAAGTAGGTAAAAAGTATTGTGAAAAACATTTAAAATTGGGAATGACTAATTTTCAATTTTTAAAAATTATACTTAATGCCTATAAAAATTACTACAAAGAATATAAATTAGCTAAGGAAATGTTAACATTAAACTATCAATTAGTTAAACTTCATAACTTTTTATAGTTTATTTTTTCTTAAGTTTTCATTTTTAAGAGATTAACAATTATTTTGATTTTTTTCTATATGATGTAATGTATATTTGCAATATAAAAAATAAAAACAAAATGGCAAAATCAACAACGGAAAAAAGTAAAATCATGAATTTAGAAGATTTTACTAAAGAGATCAAAAAACTATGTGGTAAAGATAGCATCATTGATGCTAATGAAAAAGAAGCATATGGGGATGTTATTCCTACTACTTCTTTTTCTTTATCTAATAGTTTAGGTATTGGTGGAATTGCAAAACGAAAAATCTACACAATTGATGGAGATTTAAGTTCTGGTAAATCTACAACAGCCTATGATATTATAGGTCAATGTCAAAAAAAATATGGAGAGCAATGTCTTTTAATAGATAAGGAAGATTCATATACAAAAGAATATGGAACACAATTAGGAATTAATAATGATTTATTAACTATAATTACCCCTCATACCCTTGAAGATATGTATGAAGTAGTAACTAAAGCCCTTGAAGCTAATCTTTTTGGGGTTATAGTAGTTGATTCAGTAACTTCTTTTGCACCTGCTGCAAGATTTGAAGGAAGTGTAGTAATGGGAGTTGAAGCAAGGGTTAATAGTGATAAAATGAGACTTGTAGCAGATGCTATATCTCGTTCAAATACTAGTTTAATTTTGCTTCAACAAATTCGTAATGCAATTGGTGGAATGGGTGATCCTACTGTAGTTTCAGGTGGTAAAGCAATTCCATTTTATGCACATGTACGTATTAGAATTACACGAAGTGAAATAGATAGAAATTTATGTCAAAATACAATGAAATTTACCATTATCAAAAACAAAATGGCCCCTCCTTTTAAAGTTGGGACAGTAGTTTATAAATGGGGAGAAGGTTTTGATTTCTTTTCTGAAATTTCAGAACTTGCAGTTGAATTTGGTATAATTAAATTAGAAAAAACTAGTTATTTTCCACCTGAGACTGAAGAAAAATTAGTAGGCAAGAAAAAGCTTATTGAATTTCTTAATAACAATGAAGAATATACTAGATCTGTTTTACAACCATTGGTAAAAGAACAATTAGCTAGAACAGATGCTAGGGAAGATGAAGAAGTATTAAACGATAAAGAGTATTTAACAAATGTTGATCTCTAATCCTTTACACTTATGGTTTGCTTATCTATTTGATGAAAGAAAAGATAAAAATGGATATTGTAAATGTTTTGAATGTGGTAAAAATTTACATGAAAACAATTATAAACATTTATCTATTATATATTCTCATCTTTTAGATAAAGGAATATATAAACAATATAAAGGTGATCCGGATAATGTAGTAATATGTTGTCCGGATTGCCATAATTTATTTACAATGAAACCTAAAAAAGCAACGAAACAATATGAAGCAAAATTAAAATTAAAAGAGAAATATGATAAAACAGAGTAATTATGATTATATTATTCCAGAATATTTTCAAAAATCATCAATATTTTTAGTACCATTAGTAGGAATAACTTATCATAAGATAAAAAGAATTAATTCTTATTGCTACTCAAATATATTTGATGATAATATAGATACTGGACATATAATCATAGAATATGATATGAAAGAAGAACTTTCAGAAGAAGATTTAATACGACTAAGAACAGAATTACATGTAAAAGATTTATCTATTAAAAATAATAAATTATATATATTATATGATGTGATATCTGAGCATATGTTGGATTATGATGCTTTTATGCAAGGGGAGTATAGTTCATATACAAACGAGTCTAAAAATAAAATAATGGCATTTCATAAAAAGAAACAAGTATTTCCTATTAGATCAGGGGTCACTATAAATAAAAGTGAATATTTACTTGTAAGTTTATTGGAACCCTCTTATTTTAAAGAAGAAATAATTGAAGAATTAGTTAAATATACGGGATGTGATTATTCAGATTTTAATGATTTTTCAGAATTGGCTTCTAAATTTGATAAAGAAAAAGAAACATTACTAATATGATACTAATAGGTAGTGCAGCTATAAAACATCATTATCCTGACTTTAAAAGAAATCCTAATGATACAGATTACATTATAAAAGGATTTAAAGAAAATGATAGAATCAATAATATAGAATATCATAAAAATCCAATACTAGAAGATTATCCTCATAAAATTTTACAACCAGATGACTTACTTACCCTTAAAGTAAGTCATCTATTTTTTGATATTTTTTGGGAAAAACATATGTTTGATGTACAATTTCTTTTAGAAAAAGGATGTAAAATTAAAAAAGAGTTATTTATTAAACTTTATAATTATTGGCAAACTATACATGGTCCCAATAAAAGAAGTGATTTAAATATGTCTAAAGAAGATTTTTTTAATAATGCATTAAATTGTCCTTATGACCATGATACTATGCATACATATTTAAAAAATCCTCCCACATATACTAAAATTTTAGAAGATGGAGAAGATGTATTAGTTTCTGAAGATAAGTTTAATTTTTTATCAGAAATAGAAAAAGCAGACTTAGTTATGGAAGAAGTTTATGTTATGGCTTTTGAAAGATATTCAAAACTAGATTATAGGGAAGCATACGATAAAATGCTTAAAAAATTTATAATGAATCATGCTCCTATGTGGGAAGCATTATGGATTATTGAGCACTATCATAGTGTTAGAAAAGCAAGATTTAATTTTATAAAATATTTAAATGAAAAAATATGAGTGATGAAATAGAAAAAGGGTTAGAATACTTTAGAAAAGTAAAAGAAAATTTACCAAAAATGAAATTTACAGAAATTAAAGAAAAATTACAAGAATTATTTAAAGCTCAAAATAGTGAATTTGATACTTTTTATGAATTTGTAGATGATCAAATGACTGATAATAATCCAGTAATGCTTAAAATAGTTGATGCTTTAGGTAAAGTTCAACAAATATACCAAGAAGGAGGTTCAGACCAAGGCTCCCGTTGGGAAAGTGTTATGCATTTTATAGATCAAAATGTATATATTAAAATATGTGGATATTACTCTTCATATGAAGGTGTAGATTTTGGAAGTGATCTTTGGGATTCTACTGTATTTTTTGAAGTTTTTCCAAAACAAAAAACAATAACAATATATGAACCCTAATATAAATTTAAAAAAATGAGAAATAACAATTATATAATTAAATGGCAACATAATATTATTCAGCCATTATCCCAAACTTTAAAAATGAGTAGATATATACCGTTTTATACTAAAATAAGATCAAGTACTCTATGCTTTATTATAGATAAAGAGACTAATCTTATGATTGGATTTGGTGAAGCTACATTAAATCCTAATGATAAAGTATATAATCATGTTATAGGTAGAGAAGTATCTTTACAAAATGCATTAAGTAAAATGGAAATATCCAATGAAGTAAAACAAGAAATATCTGATATTTTAACAAATACAAGTAAACGATATAAAAAAGTACAATGGATACCTTAGAAACACATAAAATAGGTAATTGTATCATAACAAAAAAATACTGTACTATTAAAGGATATGTTTATACACATTTTTCTCCAAAACACGGTATTTCTTTTGATGAAGATTATGCTATTATTGACGAAACAAAAATAAATTTAAAAGCAAAAAAAATTAAAGAAAAATGGGATTAGACATGTATTTAACAAAAAAGTATTATTGTAAAAATTCGGATCATCAAGACCCTGAAGAAAAACATACTATTTTTATAAAAAAAGGAGATCAAGAAGTTAAAATTGATAATATATCAAATATAGAATCTGATGTATTTTATTGGAGAAAAAGTAATCATATTCATAAATATTTTGTGGATAACTGTCAAGATGGTGTAGATGATTGCAGAATTAGTTATGTAGAACATGAAGTTTTAGAAGAACTATTAGAAATCTGTAAAAAAATTGAAAAAACACATTCTTTAGCAAAATATTTATTGCCTACACAAGGAGGTTTTTTCTTTGGGGATACTGATTATAATGAATATTATTATGAAAGTATTACAGAAACTAGGGAAATGTTAGAAAAACTAGATTTAAAAAATACAAAAGAAGAATTTTATTATAATAGTAGCTGGTAAAAATTAAAAATAATGAAGATTAATATAGATATTAGTAAACCCTCTTTTACAACATATGCCTATGCAGGAAATGTTAATATAGATGGGGAAGAAGAGTTCTTTTATATAGAAGATTGTAACAATGAATTAGAAATTGTTTGGGACAATCCTAATAAAAACTTTTCAGAAGAAATAGAAAATACAATTATAGAGGTATATAAATCTTTATGGTTGTTTTAGATTAAGATTTTATATAAAATAGGTTTTTTTAAGTATATTATGATTTAATACATGTAAAATATACTCAAAAAAGCCTATTTTATATTATAATTATATTTAATTTTACAAAATGACAAAAGAAAATGAGATTTTATCAGATTTAGTTGTATTTATGAAATACGCTAAATACCTACCGGAATTAGGTAGAAGAGAGACTTGGGAAGAATTAGTTTCTAGAAATATGTTAATGCATGTTAAAAAATTTCCAGAACTTTCAAAAGAAATTGTGGAAGTTTATGAAAGAAGTGTATATACTAAAAAAGTATTACCTTCTATGAGAAGTTTACAGTTTGCAGGGTTGCCAATTGAAGTTAATGCTGCCAGACTATATAACTGTAGTTATTGTCCTATTGATGATTATAGGGCCTTTTCAGAAGCAATGTTTTTATTACTTAGTGGAGTTGGTTTTGGATATTCTGTTCAAAAACACCATATTAATAAATTACCTGATATTAAAAAACCTTCTAAAAATAGAAGATATGTAGTTTCAGATAGTATTCACGGATGGGCAGATTCTATAAAAATACTTATGAATAGTTATTTTACAGGTAAATCTAAACCATTATTTGATTTTAGAGATATTAGACCAAAAGGTGCATTATTAATTACATCTGGGGGAAAAGCTCCTGGTCCAGAACCATTAAAAAGATGTTTATTTGAAATAGAACAAATTTTAGAAAGATATAAAGATGGGGAAAAATTATCTACGTTAGATTGTCATTCTATTTTATGTCATATAGCAGATAGTGTTTTAGCTGGTGGAATTAGACGTAGTGCAATGATTGCTTTATTTACAATGGATGATGAAGATATGGTATCATGTAAAAGTGGTAATTGGTGGGAAACTAATCCTCATTTTGCCCGTGCAAATAATAGTGCTGTAGTAGTTACTTCAAGAATTAAAAAGAAAGAATTTAACGATTTATGGGCTAAAAGTAAAGCTTCTGGTGCAGGAGAACCTGGATTATATTTTACAAATGATCCTGAATACGGAACTAATCCTTGTGTTGAAACAAGTTTACGTCCAAATACCTTCTGTAATTTGGTAGAAATCAATGGAGGTACAATTGAATCTCAGGAAGATTTAAATCAAAGGTCTAAAGATGCAGCTTTTATTAACACATTACAAGCTTCATATACAGATTTTTATTATCTTAGGGATATTTGGAAAAAGAATACGGAAAAAGATGCATTAATAGGTACTGGAATAACAGGTATAGGAAGTGGATTTTTAGATAATCTTGATAAAAAAGTAGCGGCAGAAATAGTAATTACTGAAAATGAAAGAGTAGCTAATTTAATAGGTATTAACAAAGCGGCAAGATGTACAGTAATTAAACCTGCTGGATGTACACCCTTTTATACAAAAATTAGAACGGAAAAAGGAGAAATGACATTAGATGAAATATTTAAATATTGTTTAGATTCTAATGACTATCCTGATTTACCAAATACTTTTACAAAAGTTAAAAAAGAATTAAAAGTATATGATGAAAATAATACATTACAGCCAATAACTTCTTTATATGTAAATGGTATGGCAGAAGTATATGAAATAGAATTTGAAGATAATAACATCTATAAATTTACAGGTAACCATCAATTAAAAACAAAAAATGGATGGAAAAAAGTAGAAGATTTAACCGAAGAAGATGAAATAATAAATTTTTAAAAAAATTAGGAATATTCATTATTAAACCGTAATTTTAATTATAAACGGTTTAATAATGAATATACCTTATGTTTATTTTCTGAAAAACAAATCTACAAATTTAAAGTATGTTGGAGTTAGATACTCTAAAAACTGTCATTATACAGATTTTTGGGTAAAATATTTTACTTCTTCTAAACTTGTTAAGAATTTAATAGTAATTTATGGTAAAGAAGATTTTGAATTTAAAATATTAAAAACATTTAATAGTACATTTGAAGCACTTAAATATGAAAACTCTTTAACAATAATAGCTGCAAAAAGAAAGGATTATTTAAACATACATCCTGGATTTATAACACAAGAAAAAGATTTTATTATAAATCAAGAAAAAATGAAAATTATACATTCTCTTACTGGTAAGTTAACTTTTGCTAAAAAATTGGGTTTTCATAAATATACTAAAGAAGAAAAACTAGAAATTAGTAAAAAAGGTGGTTTAAAAAGTTCTGAAAATAACTTAGAAAAAAAGACGGGATTATGGTCTAAAGATTCACAAAAAAAGTCACAAAAAACACTTAAAGAAGAACAATTAAGTGCTTATTATGATCCATTACTTAAAGATAAAATATGTTTAAAAGGAGGTTTAAATGGTATTTTTAGTAAAAATTATTATGAAAAAAATAATTTGTCAGAAGAAGATAGAATAAATAAACAAAGAGAAAGGGGTAAAAAGGGGGGACCTAAAAATAAAGGTTTTTTTTGGTATACAGATAATATAAAATCTTTTAAATATACAAAAAAACAACAAGAAATTAAATCATTTGATGTTTTTTTAACTGAAAATCAAAATTTTAAAAAAGGAAGAAAAATAAAATAAAAAATATGAAAATAAAAAAAATAAACAAATGCGAATTACCAGAATTAACTGGAGATATTGAAGTAGAAAATACACATACTTATCAATTATCTAATAAAACAGTATCTCATAATACCAGTTCAATAGTTTTAGGGACATCTAGTGGTATTCATGCATATCATGATGAATATTATTTAAGAAGAATGAGAATTAATAAAAATGAAAGTATCTATAGTTACTTATTATCTACAAATCCTGATTTGATTGAAGATGAGTTATTTAAACCTAATGATACTTCTATTATTACAATACCTCAAAAATCTCCTATAAATGCACATTTAAGAAATGAATCTGCATTAACTTTACTTGAAAGGGTAAAAGAATATAATATGGATTGGGTTAGAGAAGGCCATAGAAAAGGTCCTAATTATCATAATGTATCAGCAACTATTTCTATTAAACCAGATGAATGGGAAACAGTAGGTACATGGATGTGGTCTAATAAAGACACTTATCATGGTTTAAGTATTCTTCCATATGATGATCATACATATCAACAAGCCCCTTTTGAAACTTGTAGTAAAGAAACTTATGAAGTTTTATTAGAAAAAGTAAATAGTATAGATTTATCACTTGTTAAAGAAGAACAAGATAATACTAACCTTTCAGAACAATCAGGTTGCGCAGGAGGAGCTTGTGAAGTAAAATAATATAAATAATTAATCCACGGCCTCTTAACAATGCACACTGATAAACATGAATGATTACATGTGAGGGGGAGTTAATATTACCTCCAAGGATAAACTGAAAATTTAAAACAATCTTGTATAGCCAAGGTTGTTTTTTTATTAACAAATATGCTAGAAATTGGAGATATATTAATTGCAAAAGATCCATGTACAATGGAAGACGATCAAGGAGATGCTTTAATTGTAGGTAAACAATATACAATTTTAGAAATGAATCATTTAGGTGAATTTTTAATTACTTCTGAAGTATATGAAGATCATTGGTTTGATAAAATAGATTATGTAGATTTTTTTATAAAATCTTCAAAAAATGTATATGATTTTGAAACACTTACAAATAATTTTATAAATAAAATAAATATATAATGATTAAAACAATAAAAAATTTTCAAAGTTTACTTAAAATGAAAGTAAATGAATTAGAAAAAATAGCAAATTATAATTTAGATTCAGAAATTAAAACAGATTTAACTGTTTGTTCTAAATGTTTAGAAGAAGGTACTACAAATGAACTTTGTATTCATTCTTGGGAAACACCAAGGGTAAAAATACCATACATTATATGTAACCATTGTAATAGATCTACTTTAGATCTTAATTCTGAAGAAATAAAAGAAGATTATAATACTTTTTTAAAATATTATAGTAGTTTTCCAGAAGAAATTAAAAAAATATTAATTACTAAATTAAATTATTTAAAAAAATTAAAACCATTGGAGGGTAAAAATAATAAAGAAGAAATATTATTTACATATAGGCAAGGTTTTAATGATGAATTAAAAGAAAAAGAAGTAGTTGTTTATGAAGATTATTTATTAAATAAAGCTTATAAATTAGGTAGAGAATATGCTGAATTAGGAGATGAAGTTAAAAGTTTTGATTGTATGAATGAGGAAAAAATTTTAAATATAATATATGACAAAAAATGATATGTTGATTATATATCAACAAGGTATTTATGATGAAAAGAATAATATATCTATTAAAGAATATACTGATAAAGTATTGGATAAAGCATATACGCTTGGACGTGATAGTGCTAAAACAAATAAAATATTAACTAATAAAAAAGTATTAAAAACTATTGATAAATGGAATTTACATTAGATAATATTAAAAAGCTTAGAAAAGCTTATGATTCAGCTATATTAACTCAAAATATAGAATTTGAATTTGAAGGACATACTTTATTAATTGGGTATGCTAAATACTTACTAGAATATCTTGAAAATAATATAAAAAAAATATAATATGTGGAATAAATATAAAAACAAAACATGCCATATGGTATGTTCACCATACATATCAATAGGATATAGTAAAATAAATAAATCTCTAGGAATAGGAATAGGATTAATTTTTGGGGAATTAACATTTAAAATATATTTATAATAATAGATAATTTTAATTATATAAATTACATTTGCATTATGAAAAAAAAATTAAAAGAAATCCATGAAATAATGGAATGGTTAGACGATGAAAGTTATTCAATAGGTTTTTCAAAATATATTATGCACTCAGACTTTAGTGGAAGGTTTATACATTCTATTTTTAATTTTAAAAAGAAAAAAACTAAAGTAATAGAACATCCTTTTGAAAGTTTTGATGAATTACTTGAAATTTTAAAAAATATTAAAAATAAAATCTAATATGATAGAAAGAATATATAGTTGGCTAGAATTAGCCGGAAGAAAGTTTAACGATAAATCTCGTAAAAATAAATCATTAACACTTGTAAAAGAAGAAATGAATGAATTTTATGAAGCTACTTTAAAAGAAGATTCTCAGGAAATGAAAGATGGATTTGTAGATGTTATATGGACAATGTGTAATGTTATGTATGATAAAGGAATTCCCAAAGAAGAAATTTTAGATATGATTAAATTAGTTGAAACTTCTAATTATAGTAAATTTTGTAGCACTGAAGCTGAAGCTCAAGAAACTTGTGTTAAATATAATACAGGTAATCATTGGGATAAACCAGGGGTTACAGTACCTACTTATTATCAAGAAGTTGAAAACTTTTTTATAGTAAAAAGACTTGAGGATGATAAAATTATGAAATCTATTAATTATATTAAAATATGATAGACTATATATCTCAAATAATAAATAAATCTGTACGATTACATAATATAGGATTTTGGAAAATTAAAAAAGATTTAATTAAATTAGGTATAAAAATAGATAAAAAATCACTTCTAAAAAGACTTAAAAATGCAAGAAGCACAAGATTTAATTAATAAATGTTTTGAAGAATTGGAAAAAAATTCCTATCAAGATAAAGATACTGAATTTAATTATGGACTTATTAGTCTTGCATTAGCTAAAAAGATAGCTGAAAAATATATTAGACTAGGATTAACAGATCATTTAAATAAATAGTATGATTATAGAAATTTTAAAAATGTTAGGATTAGTAATTCTGCAAAATGCGGCTTTTACTTTAGTAAGTAGGGCTAGAAATAGTAGTAGTCTAATGTATCATACTATTGCTTCTATATTATCTAATGGTATTTGGTTATTAGTTATGAGAAAAATAATATTAAATTTAGATAATTCAATATTAATGATAACTTATTTAATTGGTGCGGTTATAGGTAGTATAGGTATGCATTATATAACAATGAAATACTTTGAAAAAAATAAATAATATGAAAGTAGAATTAGTATCAAAAACAGAGGGTATTGGAAAGTATAAAGAACTTTCATCAGAAGAAATAATAAGTGCTATTGCCCGGCATGGTGTTATAAAAGAAGATAATGGTAAGTTAGTAAAATATTTAATGTCCAATGCTCACTGGAGCCCTTTAGATATGATTAACTTTACATTTGAAATAGAAACTTCAAGAGATATTGGTAGACAAATATTACGTCATCAATCTATTAAATTTCAAGAACATAGTACTAGGTATTCTAATAGAGTTCAATTTGAACCTATTGAAATAAGAAAAGAAGACACTGTAAATAGACAATCTAGTACAGAAATATTTAATCCCCTTGTAGATAATACAGGTCTTAGTTCAGAATTAGATATTTATGCTGATGAATTAATATTAGATGTTTTAGATACTATTGAATTAGCTTATAATAAACTAATAAATAAAGGGGTAGCTAAAGAATGTGCCAGAAAAATATTACCCGGATGTTTAACTACAACTATGTCTGCTAATGGTACATTAAGAAGTTGGTTAGCTTTTTTAAATGTTAGGTGTGATCATCATGCAGAAAAAGAAATACAACAAATAGCACAATTAATAGGAGAACAATTAGAAAAAGAAATGCCAAATGTTTTTAGTCAGTTAGATTGGAGAAAAGGTATGTTTATGTAATATGAAAATAGAAAAGAAAAAATTTATAGAAATAATGAATGGTATAAAAAACCATCAAAATAACACAAAAGAATTAGATAAATATTTATCTGAAACTTTAATAAATGATGTTATAGAAGAACCTTTATATTTATTAATCAATTTTATTAAAGATTTATGTAATGATAATACTAGAGATAGTTGGATTGATTATTATGTATATGAACTAAATTGGGGATTAAACTATAAAGAAGGATGTGTAACATCAAAAAAGAAAAAACCTATAGATATTTCAACTATAGGTAAATTGTATGATTTTTTAGAAAAAAATAGTAAAAATGAGAAAAAAATTAAATAATAAAGATGTTTCTATTAAACAAGAGACACATTCTTTTTATGAAAATGCAGATAAGTTTTTATCTTCATTAAAAGATAGGATAACAGTTAAAGGTAAAGAATATGCTGTTGATGGAGACCCTTTCTTTAACTTTAAGGAAGGTGTAGGTTTTATGAGTGGGGATGAAAAAGAAGTATTATGGAGCTATATGACAAAACATTTAGTATCCGTAAAAAATCATTGTAATAATAAAATACCATTAACAGAAAATCAATTAGATGAAAAGTGTGGAGATATTATTGCATATTGTACATTACTACGATTTTTAAAGTAATTTTTTTGTTTTTTAAATAAAAAACCCTAAGAAATTAATCTTAGGGTTTTTTTCATTTGAGAGATAAAAATAGTTAAAAACTACAACATCTTTAAAAATTACAATTATTATAATCAAAAGTATCATTAGCCCCTACTTCTAAAGAACTCATATTTACAGTTGTAGTTGTACTAGTAGTGTTATTTATATAAGATTCATTAGATACTACTGTATTTGTACTTCCTGGTAAAGTCATTACAAGCCAGAAATAATTAGCATCTTTAGTATCTATATTAGGCTCTGAAACTGTACCATTATCAGCAGATACCCAACTAAATGATGCATCAGGAATTGCCTTGCCTACAAATTGGTTTTTAATATAACTTAAACCTTTAGTTGGATCTATAGCATTTAAACCTGAACTATAACTTACACTATTTACAGTAAGGGTATTCATTGTTATTGTGTAAGAATTACCATTTTTAGTAGGATTAACTGTACAATCTGTTTGATATAATTTACGATAATTATCACCGTTTAATTGTCCCGCATCAACAAAAGCTACATAGAATTTTTGGAATGTAGGATAAGGAGCAGGGCAACAAGGATCAATGTAACTGATTTTATAATCAGCTAATCTACTTTTAAGCCATTTTAAAATGTTAGATTTTGATTCTAATATTTCATCTGAAAAATAAACTAAATCTTTAGTTATATAAAGTTGAGGTTTAGTTGTACAACAAACAAGATCAATTTTATTTTGGGTAATTACCCCGTATTCTTTAAGAATTTTAAGAAAATACTTTTCAAGATTAAATAAACTAGTTGTAGGTTTAGTTAATTTTTTGTAAGTTCCTTTTTTTAAATGAAGATTTTTAACCCCACAACAAGCTTTTACAGGTACTTTACCGTATTTTCTAAGAAGATCAAACAACCAATTATCTAAATCTAATCCTGGTGTTTTTTTAGCTGGGCCAAATTCGTATACCCCTTTTTTTAATTGTATATTATACATATATATTTATTCTATTATTTTCTGAGATAGAAACAGTTTAATTTATAAGTTTGTTATATTTATCAACAATGTTAATTACATCTTCAAGACCTATAACACCACCATTAACTCTTTTTCTTATTGTTGTTGTGGTTGATTTAGATAAATCTTTACATAAAGAAAAAAGACCATTTTTATCAAAAAACCAAAATGCAGATCTTAGTTTATATTTAGTTAATAATAAATCCGGGTGCTCAATAATATTTTCAGGTACAGTAGCATCAAAATTACTATAATTTTCACGTCCTGTTATTTGAATACAACCTTTACCAGAAAAATTAAAACCATCATTTGACCCTAGTCTATTACCCATTCTTCCATTATAAAGAAAGTTGGCAATAGCTACAGGACCACCTTTACATATTTTAACGGCATTATCATAAGTTTTAACCCTTTTAGGAAATACTTCTAATAATCTTTTAGGACTATAATTTAAACCTTCTTGATAATTTTTCCAACCACATTCATGTTCACATGTAGCTAAAATATGAATTAATTGAAATCTAGTCAAAGTTCTTTGAGCTAAAATATCTTTTAATTCAGTGTAGATATCAAGGGGTAATATGTTTTGTAATTTAGAAATATTCATAATTAAAATACGCTTAATAATACCCAACTATTATCAGGACCTGTTGATTGAATTATAAAAGTTTTTGTTGAATAAGCTGGATATAAAGTAGTTGCTTGGTTTGTATCTCCTGCAAATGTATTTATAGTACTTATATTTTTTAATATATAAATTTGACCTATACAAGTAGAAGCTTGTGGTAAAGCAAGTATAGAGCCAGTAGTACCATGTATTGTAATAATTTTTTCTGAATTAGGTGGTACATATGCATTACTT